GGCCACCGTTACTGGTGTGACTTCTGATGGTTTCAATTCCGCGTTGGCTTTGAAGGCTGACGCTGCAACTGTGACTTCTCAGCTCGCCATGAAGGCCGATATTTCCGCAGCAGTTATGCGGAGCAACAACCTTAGCGATGTTGCGAATGCCGCAACGGCCCGAACCAATTTGAACGTTTCCCAGCGAATCTGGTTTGACGTTCGTGACTATGGTGCTAAGGGTGACGGAACAACTGACGACACAGCGTCCATCAACAGTGCGATCTCCGCTGCAGATGCTGTCGGCGGTGGTACTATATACTTCCCCCGAGGGACGTATAAAACCAGCGCCAATATCACATTGTGGGCTGATAACCTAGTCATCAAGGGCGCGAACAAGGGCAACACAATTATTAAACCGGTCTCCGGTTCAACCTTTGATGTTTTTGCAACCCCTATTCCAGCAACTGCTGGAACTGGAGGATACACTCAGCACTTCCTTGGTATTGAAGGTATCACAATTGATTGTTCTGCCATGGCCAGTACTTCAAATGGTCGTGGGAACGCCATTCATTATTATGGTGTAATTCAATCGTACATTCGTGACGTCACTATCTTCAGTTGTCCTAACTGGGGTATCGTTCTTGACGGAGACGCTACGAATTTCTCCAGTAAGGTAGAAATTAGAGCAAACTACATCGAAGGTTGCGGGGGAGGGATTCTCGCTACCTATTCAGATGAATGTTCTCTTCTTTACAATTTCATCGACGGCGCGAATTTGGCTGTTGCTTCTAGCCAACCGATGTTCGATGCTCCTGATACCGTTGGATATCCGATTCATATCAAATCGGGTTTCGGTTTCATCGAAGGCAACATCGTCGGTAATGCTGGAACTTATACTTCTCCGGCTCTTCAGGTTGAGAGTTCGGAGACGATGCGAATTTCCAATAATCGATTCAACCAAACTCGTTATCAGGCAATTCGGTGTATCGGCGACAACAACATCATCGAAGGAAACCAGTTCAGTAATTGTTCTTCGGTGGGAGCCGTCGAAGTTCTCCGTTTGGGTTCGAAGAACAACATCGTGATCGGTAACCGTTTCGACATTCTGGCCGGATCAGCTCACTATACGTACTGCGTCTATGAGCCCTCGGCGAAGGGTAGCAACGTCGTTGTTGGCAATCAGGTAGTTGCTGGGACTAGTGGTGCTATTCATATGGACCCTAGTTCTACAGCAAATAGGGTTTCGGATAACGTTGGGTATAATCCAGTTGGCCCAATTACATCTCCAACCATTCCGACATCTACAACTGCTTTCACCAACAACTACGGTTCGAATGCCATGGTTTACATAACTGGCGGTACGGTTACTGCAGTCACAGTTGGCGGAACTGCTACGGGCTTGACTTCTGGTGGTTTCAGAGTTCCGTCAGGTCAAACCATAGCCATCACCTACAGTGTTGCTCCAACCTGGAAATGGTTCTTGGATTAGTCAAAATGGGAGGAAGGAGCTGCAATGATCACCTTCAACGTCACTGGAGATACCAAGAAAACAGAGTCGTTTATTAAGAACGCACTCAAAGTTGACATTCTTGGTGTCATGGAGTCGTGCGGTAGAGAAGGCGTTGCAGCTCTTTCCTCTGCTACCCCTGTCGACACTGGTTTAGCAGCTGGCGATTGGGATTATGACGTTCATGCAAGCGGCGGAGTTTATTCTATCTATTGGACCAACAGCGACGTCGAAAGTGGTTTCCCTGTAGCCATCATGCTTCAATACGGATATGGAACTGGTACTGGTGGGTACGTCCAAGGTCGCGACTACATCAACCCGGTTATGAAACCTATATTCGATGAGATCGCAAATAAGGTATGGAAGGCGGTGACATCCGCGTGAGCAATATCGATCAGCGTATTGTTCAAATGAAGTTTGACAATTCGCAGTTCGAAGATGGTGCCGCCACTAGTCTTAAAACCCTTGATAAGCTCAACAAGAGTCTTCAGCTTCAAGGAGCTGCCAAGGGTCTACTTGATATAGGCGCAGCCGCTGGAAAGGTTTCTCTTGGCGGTATTGCAGAAGGCGTAGATCAGGTAGCTAGTAAGTTTGGCGCCATGAAGGTTATCGGCGTCACTGCCCTGGCTGATCTAACTGAAAAAGTCGTCGACTTCGGCATAGAAATGACGAAGAAGTTCACGATCGATCCTATCAAGGATGGATTCGCGAACTACGAAACTCAGATCAACGCTGTTCAAACGATTCTTGCTAACACCGCCGCCGAAGGTACCAAAATCGGCGACGTCAATAAAGTCCTTGCCGAACTAAATACTTACGCCAACCAGACCGTCTATAACTTCAGTGACATGACCAAGAATATTGGTACATTCACTGCGGCTGGCGTCGATCTCAAAACCTCAGCGGAATCCATCAAGGGTATCGCTAACCTTGCAGCCATGTCTGGCGCCAACTCGGAACAAGCTTCCGGCGCCATGTATCAGTTGTCTCAAGCAATTGCAACGGGAACGGTCAAACTTCAAGACTGGAACTCTGTTGTAAACGCTGGCCTTGGCGGAAAGACTTTCCAAGATGCCTTGGAGAATACCGCGCGAGCTAGCGGTGTGGCTATCGACAGCATTGTCAAGAAGGCCGGTGGGTTCCGAAACAGTCTTCAGGAAGGCTGGCTCACTTCCGACATCCTGACAAAGACTCTGGCTCAATTCACCGGAGACTTGAGTGCTGCTCAACTCAAGGCCATGGGCTTCACTGCTCAGCAGGCCAAGCAAATTCAAGCTATGGGACAGACTGCGGTTGATGCAGCCACCAAGATCAAAACTATGTCCCAGCTTACTCAGGCGCTCAAGGAGGAAGTCGGTACAGCTTATGCTGCGATCTTCAAGACTCTCTTCGGAGACATTGGTCAGGCGACCGATCTCTTCAGTTCGATCCACAACGTTGCTGAGAACGCCCTCACCGGCCCGATCTACGCACTGAACACTGTTCTTCAAGGTTGGTCTAAGCTCGGCGGTCGCACTGCGCTGATCGATGGGCTTAAGTTTGCGTTCGAAGACCTTGCCGCTGTAGTGAAGCCAATCATTCAGGCTTTCAGGGAGATCTTCCCGCCTACTACGGCTAAGCAATTGTACGACATGACGACCGGTTTCAGGGACTTCTTCGAAAAGCTCAAAATAGGAGGAAGTACTGCCGACGAGTTGAAGCGGACATTCGCAGGAGTCTTCGCTATCTTCAAACTCGGTTGGGATGTCGTAAAATCTCTCGGGAGTTTTCTGGGAGATCTCTTTGGACAACTGACAAAAAACTCCGGGGGATTTCTCGACCTAACCGCTCGGGCCGGAGATTGGATTGTCAAGCTTAAGGACGCCGTTGAAAAGGGTCAGGACCTAACCAGATTCTTTGACAAGCTTAAGCAAGACATGGAAGTCCCGATTCTGCTGTTCCAAGCGGCTGCTCAATATGTCAAGGATCTGTTCGATCGCTTTGACGGAGCATCCAAGGCTACTCAGGCCATAGACACCATTTCTGAGAAGCTTGGGCCAATTGGTCAACTCAGCCAGATGATGAACAAGGTCTGGGCTGACATTCTCGACCATCTGAGTGGTGTTCTGAAGTATATCGACCCGATTATTAAGAAGTTCGAAGACTTCGCTCAGCAATTCGGTCAGTCGATAGCCAATGCATTTAAGAATCTTAACTATCAAGACGTTCTTCAGATATTCAATGCCGGTCTGCTCACCGGCCTCATTGCACTTGTAAAGAAGTTCGTCGACAAGTTCAAGAGTGGTGAATCGGATGGCGGCCTTGGCGGGTTCGTCGATACGATTAAGGAGACTTTCGAAGGCCTTACCAAGACCCTCGAAACTATGCAGGGAACTCTTAAGGCCACAACGCTCCTTGAGATCGCTGCTGCAATCGGTATTCTGACGATCTCTGTTACTGAACTCGCTAAGGTGAATGCGCCGGGACTTGCCGCAGCCAGCGGTGCTATCACGGTGATGTTCACTCAGCTGGTCACTTCTTTGGCGATATTCCAGAAGTTCGTTGGAACTGAAGGCTTCGTCAAGATGCCGTTCTTGATGGGTTCGTTGATTCTCCTTGCTGGAGCAATCGACGTTCTGACTATTGCTGTTCAAACGCTTGGGCAGATGGATTGGGAAACTCTTCGTCGAGGTCTTACCGGTGTATCCGTTCTCATTACGGTTATCGCTGGTGATGTTCGGCTCATGGGTGACCCTGAGCACATGATTTCGGCCGGTCTGGGTCTCATCGCTCTATCCAAGGGCATTCGAAACCTGGCAGAAGTTGTGGTAAATCTCTCCGGTCTCGACTGGAGCCAGATGGCTAGAGGTCTTGCTGGAGTTGCTGGTATTCTCACTTCTTTGGCTCTCTTCTCGATGTTCGCCGAAGCAAACATTGCAGGAATTAGTCAAGGTGCGGGAATTGTTCTTCTTGCATACGGTATCAAGATCTTGGTCGATTCGATCAAGCAATTCTCTGGGTTCTCTTGGACTGAAATCGCCAAGGGTCTTCTTACGTTGGCCGGAGCTCTTGGTGCTATAGGCGGAGCGCTCTATCTGATTCCACCATCATCGGTATTCTCTGCTGCAGGCGTTCTTATCGTGGCGTCGTCTCTCGGATTGATAGGCGATGCTATCGTTAAACTGGGTAATCTCAGTTATACGCAGATCGCCAAGGGTCTAGTCGCGATGGCGTTTGCTTTGGCAGAGATTGCAGGCGCTCTTTATCTCCTTCCTCCGTCTACCATGTTGTCTGCAGCAGCTATCTTTATCACTGCGGCGTCGCTTGGAATGATCGGTGATGCTTTAGGCAAAATGGGAGGAATGAGTTGGACTGAGATCGCTAAGAGCCTCATCGAATTGGCTGGAGCTCTTACGATTGTTGCGTTCGCACTGGTCTTGATGGTGGGTTCGCTACCTGGATCTGCTGCTCTATTGGTGATGGCTGGCGCGATGCGGGTTCTGCTTCCCGTACTGCAAGCCTTCGCTGATATGACGTGGGAAGACATTGCTCAAAGTCTTGTCATGCTTGCTGGTGTGTTCGTTATTCTTGCTGGTGCTGGTATTCTGCTTGCTCCGGTTACACCAATTCTCTTGGCATTGGGTTCAGCGATCACTCTTCTTGGAGTGGGTATCCTTGCAGCAGGAGCGGGTATGCTCTTGTTCTCGGCTGCTCTCACTGCTTTGAGTATCGCTGGAACTGCTGGAACAGCCGTTCTGGTAGCAATGGTAACTGCCATGCTCGGACTTCTTCCCCTTGCTGGGAAGGAAATCGGACTGGCTATCGTCGCGTTCGCTGGGGTGATCACCCAAGGTGGACCGGCGATTACCAAGGCGTTGGTTACGATTCTCACGTCGATTCTTGATGCGATGAATCAAATGGTTCCGAAGATTGTGGACGTTCTTCTACATCTTCTGACAGTTCTACTTCAGAAGGCTGCTGAATACGTTCCGCAAATGGTTGTTGCTGGAGCAAAACTAATCATTGGGATTCTCAATGGTTTAGCCGCTCAACTTCCTGGAATGATTTCAGCTGCAACCAATCTCATCATCGCGTTCCTCAATGGGATTACCATAAACCTTCCGCGCATCATCCAAGCTGGATTTAATTTGATTATTAAATTCATCAATGGTATGGCTGATGCAATCGTCAAGAATTCACCAGCGCTTGCACAGGCTGGTCTTCATATGGCTCAAGCGATTGTGGAAGGAATGTTGAAGGGTATTGCTTCTGGCGCTGGATCGGTTGTCGATGCAGTTGGGAATATGGCCACGGGTGCTCTGAAGTCTGCCGGTCATCTTCTCGGAATCCATTCGCCGTCTGTGGAGTTCCATAAACTGGGCGCTTTCTCGGCTCAAGGATATGCTAACGGAATAAC